AGCGTTGAGGTCGTCCTCCAGCTGGGTCACCTTGGCACTCTTGGCACGCAATTCGGTGATCTCAGACTTCTGAGAAGCGATGCTTGCCTTCTGTGCAGCGAGTGACTTGACCAGAGGGTGGTCCTCAGGAAGTTTGAGAGGCTCGGTGCTGGTAGTGCTGGCCTGCTGCTGTGTACCGTTCTCTCCCGTTTCAGGAGTGGTGCCCTGCTGCTGGCCTTGCGCTTCCTGACCCAACGTTTCGTCGGTGGAAGTGTTTGTGTCGTTATCGGTAGGCATTTCGCCTGTCCTTTCCTATAGCGTAACTGATTGGGCCGACAAGTGCAAGCCCAGATACTAAACCCACGTATTTACGCAGGTCTTCCTCCTTGGAAGTCTGTGGGGTCCGGGGCTGGAGGCTTTACCAGCTCAACAGATAAGGTTGGAATGATAGTGCCGTCAGGAAGAGTTTCAAAAGATCCCACCTTGCCGAAGACTTGGTCTAACGGGGGCTTGGGATTACCATTGCTTTGACTTTCCATTGCTTCACCTTCTTATCGTAGGTAACGGACTGCACAGCTAAGCGGGTGCCACGGTCTAGGAGCAATTCCCGCTCGGACTTGAGGTAAGACTCGCCTGCCATGTAGATACCACGCGATCCCTTAGGAACTGTGATCTCCATGGCCACACTATCTTTGACATCGTATACGGCTGAGGAGGTCTTCTCGGCTAGGCTGGTGGACATATACCCTTTATCCTGATAGATGCCGCCAGCTAGCTTCTGAAGCTCATCCACCCCGCCGAATGCGTCTGCCCCTAATGCTCGTACCACTCGCACGTCCTCAGGAATGATGCTGGCATCCATCATGCTGTCCATTTCCTTAGTGAACTTCTTGGTGTAAGTCTTAGTGCGAGCATCAATGGCTCTGCCCATGTAGGTCTTCTGACCGCGGAGCACGGCGTTAGCTGTGTAGGCCGTGCCCTTGGCATAGTCATCAACCGTCTGGGCTGCCTTAGTTGTCAGGGTGGATGGGACCGGCATCTTAGCACCGAAATCCTCCATGTCTGATACACTCTTGATGATGCGTGGACTGGTCGGTGCCACGCTGGCAGGTTGCTTGGAGAATAGGGCCTTGGCAGACACCTCGCTAACAGGTCCAGTACCCGCTTGAGACGTGTGCACGGGCTGGGCCTTGCTTGGTGCTGCTGGGTTGCCCTTACCACTGAGGGGGTCGCGCTGGGCAGCTGTGGTCGGTCCGGCGGACTGCATAGCCTTAGCCCCCTTCACCTTCTGGTCGGCCCAACGGGGGTCCATGTCTACTGAGCCGTCAGGCTGGAGCGTGCCCTTGTAGTTGACCCGACTGCGAAGCGTCGGGATTAGCGTGCAACGACCATTAGGGTGATCACGGATGGAGCTGTCCTCAACGACCAAGCCATCACGGCTGAGGCAATAGTCGCATGTGCGCTTGGACTCCTCGCTACCCCACACCATTACCAGCAAGGGCAGGTCGGCGGTACTGTCCCACTGGTTCTTCCAGTAAGCGCTAACTGTCTCGGTACGGGCTAAGCGCTCAAGACGACGGTAACTCTTGCCTAGACCAGCGTTCAGCATCTGCCTAGCGGCGTCCTTGCTGTTCAGTCCAGCGGTAATGCTTGCGCTGATGGCCGCTTGCTGCATGGAGTCATACACCTTGCNGCCCACGAAAGGACTCAGCTCCAGGGTCTTGGGCACGGGGAAGCCTGCTAACGCGCCCAAGCTGGCAGCCTGCCCACCCAGCCGAGCGATGAGCTTAGTGCTGTCGCCCTGGAACTGAGTGATGTATGATGCCACGTCGGTCTGACGGTCTAGCCCCCCGAGCCAACGGAGGTAAAGCTTGCGAAGCTCACGCTCCATCTGGTTCGTCGGGACTGTAGCCATGAGTTAGCGTGACCTCTGTCCGGGGTTCTGTTCGTACGCTGCCACTTGGCCCGGTGTGGCCGGGAGACCGGTCTGTCCCAGGGCTGTCATGTCGGTGGGCTGGCCCAGCTGGTCGGCTGGCTCGCCCATGCTGTCGTCCTCGTAGTCGTCCAGGTCCACTCCAGGCGTTACTACCTCGGCAATGTAGGCCAACGGGTAGCCCATGGTGCTAAGGGCTATGCCGTGGGCGTCCATGGCCTCCTGGAGAAGGTCGTCCTCGGTGTTCCAGATGGCGAAGTCCTTCTCAGGGCTGTCCTTGACCTCTACGGTCCGTTCAACGTTGAGCAAGGCAGCTAATTCCTCTAGCACATCCTTGAGGTTATCGCGCATACGGGCGACCTTAGTGTTGAACCGCTTGCTGAGCACCTTCAGGGCCACACCAGTAGGCGGGACACCTGTCCCAGGCTTGAAGTAATGCTGAGGGATGCCGCTGGACTGGCTCACCTTATCGATGATGCTGTCGTGGTAGGAAATCATGTCGCCGATGGTAGGCGGATCCAGCTGGCCGAATGGCCCATCACTGCTGGTCGTAAAGATGCGACCCGCTGCCCCGTCCACTTCCTGCTCCGTCATGGCGTCAGTGCCTGTCTGGGTCCCGGCTGGTAGGTAAGGGTTAGTCGGGGGTAGCTCTACGTTCATGAGGTACCAGAAGGGCCGAGCGTACATCTCAGCGACTACGGTCTGGTCAATGATGCTGTGGTTCACCCGGTCTTGCAATGCAGCAAGGCTAGGACCGAAGCCCTTGTCGTCCAGGGCGAGCCGGAACAGGGTGTTGCCCGTGGTCTGCTCAACGAACTGGTAGCCCTCCTTAGTAGCTGCCACCATGTCGGTCGGCACAGCCTTAGAGAACAGCCGTGTGATGCCGTTGCTGTAAGCGAACGTGACGTAGTCTTGCATGTGCTCAATTGAGCGAGTGTAGATAGCGGCGACAGTGTAATTACCGTCACTGATCATTTCATAATGCTCGGGGAAGTGGGGAGTACCAGCGGAGTCCACCACCACAGGGCACTCCCCACGTGCAAGGAGGGGCACCAGCACATTACTAAAGCCCCTCAGCTCTTGGGGTACGGGGACAAGGTTCTCCGCGTACAGGTCAATCACGGACTTATAGATGTTCTCGCTGGTCTTTTGGCTGCCAATGTCCGGGAAGGACTCAGCGACGTAGGTCTCCCACGCCTTGCCATGCAGCGCATAAGACATCAGGCCGTTGTAGTAGGACGTATAGGTCGGGTTCTCCCGCATGAGCAAGTATTCCTCGATCTTGCTAATGGCCGTATCTGCCGTGGTGTCAATGAACGTGTCCATTAGTTTCCCATCCTGAAGTAATCTGCTCGGCCTTGCTGAATAGCCTGTGTCATGGCGTCTACCTCGTCGTCATGCTTGCCGAAGGGGAAATCCCTAAACTCTTGGAACATGGCGTCATTGTAGATCGTGTCTAGGACGGCAACATTGCCTTCGTCCACAATGGGCTGTATAGCCAAGGCCCGGACCTCCTTGCTGCCCTGAGGGACAACGGGCTTGATGAGTGCAGCGCGCTTCCGCAAGGTATTGAGCAGGGCTGCCCCGTTAGCTGCCTTCTCAACATAGATGCGACTGGTCTGAGGCCAGCGAGCGGCCATCTGCTGGATAGCATTGACTGTCTCTGTGAAGGTGGCCCGCTCGTGGTACCGGTCTATCATGATCCACTTGCTGCCAATGACTGCCCATACTTGTCCGGCCACATAGTCCCCGGCAGTGGCTTTCTTGCGCCCATTCTGGATGGTACCGAACGTAAGGTCCCAGGACTGCACGACGAGAGCGCGTCCCAGGGTCTGCATGAAGCCATGGTCGTCCCGGTAGACCACTTGGTCCCAAGGGATAACGTCCATCTTGTCTACGTTGATGTAGCTGCCACCAGTGACCTGAGGGTCACCCTGATAGAGTGCCTGCCAGACGTAAGTCCCGACAGCTGACTTGATCAGCTCCCAAGACTTCTCGCTCCGGTTCTGCACTGATGGCAGCCATTCCCCGACTACTCGGCCAAGTATGTCCGCATTACCGATTTTATCGGGATGAGCGGCGTCGTGTGTGGCCTGAGCGGGTATGTTGACGTACTCGGCCGATAGTGCTGCCTGTACGTGAGCTATGAGGTCGTCTTTGTGCCAGCGAGTAGCAATGACGATGATCTGTGATAGGGAGGCCATACGGGTAAGGACTACCGAGCTGAACCACTCCGTCGTAGTCTCTCTTATAGTCTCAGACTGGGCTTCTTGCATGTCCTTGATGGGGTCATCAATAACGGTCATGTCACTGCGGAATCCTGTCATGGCGCTGCCCCGGCCAGCTGCTAGCAATCCTCCACCTTCTCGGGTCTCCCAACGTTGAACATTAGAAGAACCTGACATCAAGGGGGTCCAGTGCTGCACCAGCCCGCGGATCTGGCGGGAGACCGCGTTCGCACGTGCCTGCGAGTACGTTGCATAAACAACCTTCAGCCACGGATTGCGAATCAACTGCCATGCGATGTAATGCACTATCCAGGTCGTCTTACCTTCCTGAGGCGGAGTAGAGTAGGCCACACAACTTAGGCTAGTGTTTAGCGCCTCTGGATCAACTGAGTTTGTCAGGACCTGTGTGAGCGCGCTAGTACGAATACCGCTTGCCTTACAGAAGGTACCGAAGTCCTCGCTAATCTCCTCATAACTGTATACAGTCAGGTCTAACGTGTCCTGGATGATGGTGCTCATGAGTTACCCTTGCTCACTTCAGCAGCAACTTCATCAACAGAAATGCCTGGGAACGCCTTCAGCAACCGAGCAGCCTCACGCGCTGTCTGCATACGGATACGTCGTGTATCCAGTTCCTCAGTACCACCAGTAACCTCCTGGAGAAGGCGAAGGATCT